CGGTAAGTGTCACACTGCCAGCGGGCGACAGGTTGACGACCATTCTTCCTTCCATGTCGGTCGCTGACGGAGTAGCAGCGGCGACTAAGGCCTGAATTTGGGAAGAAGTTTGAAACGCAGCGCCATCGTACCCGTTAAAGTTGCTCGATCCGAGTTGATCAAGGGATGAGAGAACGGTCGGAGATGCGAACGTCCCGCGCGCGTGACGCTGCGTGATGTTCATGCCACCGCTACTCGTCTCGTAGCGAGTAAAGTTGGAAAGGCCGGTGGTATTATCAGCAATGACGTTTATCGCAGCGCCACCAGTGACGTTTACGGTAAGACCGTTCCCGCCCGAATTTGAAACCGTAAGCGCGCTGCCGGAACCAATACCCGTAATGGTATTGTTATTTGTAAAGGCGTTCGCCAGCGCGAGCCCGGCCTTCTCGGAATCGAGTTCGTTGATCGCTGCCTGCACAGTGGTCGCGGCGATGTTTCCTGCCGCGGTGTTAGTGACCAGAGCGCCGGTGATGGCTTGGAAAGACAGAGCGCCCGAACCGCGGCCAAGGAATTGACCGTCCGCCGATGCGGCGATGTCCGCACGAGCGCCGCCGGTGCCAGCCGAACGACCGAGCACGGATACAGCCGCAGCGTCGGCGAGCTTGTCGAGGCCAATGGTGTTGGTCGGGACCATGCCATTGGTGAGTTGGGTGAAGCCAAGAGCGTCAGCGACACGCGTCAAGAGGCGATCGTTCGCTGCCGCTGCGATGTCCGCGACGTTGCCGGTCGAGTTGGCTGAACGGCCAACGACGGTGAGCGCCGCGCTCTGGCGGAATTTGGCGTCGGACACAGCGTTGTTGGCGACCGTAAGGGCCGTGCCCCCAGCAGTCTTGGTGACATCGCCAGTGAAGGCGGAAGTCTGAATGCCACCCGTCGTAGTGAATTCGATACCACCACCGACGGTGATCTCTTCCGGATCGCCAGTCGTCGCAGTGTCGCGACCGATCAGGCGGTCGCTGGCAATGTTCTGCATCTTGGCGAAAGAGACGGCGTCGTTGGCGATTGTGGTCGCAGTGCCACCAGCGGCTTTCGTGACATCGCCCGTATGGGCCGAAGTCTGGATGCCGCCGGTGCCGGTGAATTCGAGGCCACCTCCAACGGTGAGTTCTTCCGGGTCACCAGTCGTCGCAGTGTCGCGACCGATCAGGCGATCGCTGGCGATGTTCTGCATCTTCGCAAACGATACCGCGTCGTTCGCAATCGTCTGAGCCGTGCCGCCAGCGGATTTGGTGACATCGCCAGTGAAGGCCGAAGTCTGGATGCCGCCGGTGCCGGTGAATTCGAGGCCACCGCCAACGGTGATCTCTTCGCCCGCGCCAGCCGCAGTGGTATCGCGACCGATCAGACGATCAGTTGCAGACACAGCAAGCTTGTCAGGACCGACGGTGTTGGTCGGGACCATGCCATTGGTGAGTTGAGTGAAGCCAAGAGCATCCGCAACGCGCGTCAGAAGACGATCGTTTGCGCCCGCTGCGATATCAGCGACGTTGCCTGTTGAGTTGGCCGAACGGCCAACGACGGTGAGCGCCCCGCTCTGGTGGAATTTGGCGTCGGACACGGCGTTAGCAGCGACCGTAAGGGCAGTGCCCCCAGCAGTCTTGGTGACATCGCCGGTGAATGCGGAAGTCTGAATGCCGCCCGTGGTCGTGAACTCGATACCGCCACCGACAGTGATCTCTTCCGGGTCGCCAGTCGATGCCGTGTCACGGCCAATCAGTCGGTCCGTTGCGATGTTCTGCATCTTCGCAAACGACACCGCGTCGTTGGCGATCGTGGTCGCAGTGCCACCAGCGGCTTTCGTGACATCGCCCGTATGGGCCGAAGTCTGGATGCCGCCGGTGCCGGTGAATTCGAGGCCACCTCCAACGGTGAGTTCTTCCGTGTCTCCGGACAAAGCAGTGTCACGGCCAAGGATACGATCCGTGGCGATGTTCTGCATCTTCGCGAACGTGATAGCATCATTCGCGACTGTGAGGGCCGTACCGCCCGCGGCCTTGGTGACATCGCCGGTGAAGGCCGAAGTCTGGATGCCGCCGGTGCCGGTGAATTCAAGGCCACCGCCGACAGTGATTTCTTCCGCGTCGCCGGTCGATGCCGTATCACGGCCAAGCAGACGGTCCGTAGCGATGTTCTGCATCTTCGCGAACGTGACCGCGTCGTCGGCCAACATCCCCGTGACAACGCCGCCAGTCTCGATGGAGAAGGTATCGACAGTCAGATCGAGGCCAGCACCGGCAAGGTACGTGCCGCCGCCACCGCCGCCGCCCGCGCTGAACTTCTGGACCATATTCCATTGCGTGCCATCGAACTCGTAAACGACCCAATCCAGAGCCGCGGCCAGAGCCGTCGTCGTAGCGCCAGCGATGTTCCAGTTGAACGCACCAGTCGCAGCAGCGGAGCGCACGAAAGCGGCGCGATCGCCGTTGGCGCATCCAGCCGTGGAGAGTGTGACGGTTCGGTCAGCCGTCAGTGCAACGTTCGCGCGAACGACGGGAGCGTTCGTCAGGCGGGACCACGTGAAGGTCAAGTTGACTTCAGTCGTTTCGTTTGCTGTACCGCTTTCCTTTACGCGGTTCCAAGCCGTTCCGTTCGACTGGAGCACACCGGCCCCGCCGCCAAGGTCGGAAGCATGGATGAGGCCCGTCGTCGTGATAGTCGGAACCGTCGAAATTGTGTAGGAGCGCGGACGGATGATACGGTTCGCGTCAATAACGACGTTCGTACCGAACATCTGAATACCATTCGTGTGGTCGATACGGAGAAGTTCAGTGTTTGAAATTCCTCCCGCCACGTTAGCGGACAGCACCCACTGACCACCCATTGCCGAAGAGCTGGGCGAAGTTTCCGCAACGCGCAAGTTCAGCGTTCCAATGGTTACATAGGACGAACCGTCATAGCCTTGACCGGCCATGCTAAGTGCGACGTTCGCGTTCGCTACGACAGTGGGAGTGGACGCGTCCCCGAGGGATTTTCGACCTTGGAATATAGGCCCCGTTCCAGCGGAAGAGTTGCGGGTCGTCTGGAAAACCGCTGCCGCTGAATCGCCAATGACGTTCAACGTCGTACCAACGCCAGAACCACGCGAGAAGACATTCGCACCGGAGAAAGTCTGTGAGAGTTCGAGCCCCGCGATCAGGAGTTCCGCGCGCGTAGCATCTTCCCACGCGCCAGCACTAGCCGTCTTGCGACCAACGAGATTGTATTGAGCCGTCGCGTTCGTGAGCTTGCCAAGGCCAAGGGTGTTGGCCGGGACCATGCCGTCGGTGAGCTGTGTGAAAGACAGAGCGTCGGCGACGCGCGCGAACAGGCGATCGTTCGCTGACGCTGCGATGTCATTGACATCCGCGGTTACGGCGGTCTGGTTACCCTTAACAGTGAACGCCGGAACCTGAACCAGATCATTGTTGGTGATCGAGTTGGGTAGGACGCCAGTGGATACGGGATCGGGATAGAACTTCGTGCCCATGTCTTACGGTGTCCTGAAATAGAGGTTCCACGTGGTCGTCTCGCCGGGGAGGCTGAGCAGTTGCGTGTAGATCATCGTGCCCGCAACGGGCAGGATGAGACGCACAGGGACAACCGAGTTTACGCTGCGGTTGCCACGGACAATGGCGATTTCCACGTCCTCGTCAGTGATGATCTCGATGAGCCGGTCGTGGCCCGAATCCGTATTGATAGGGAAGGCCGCGCTCCAAGTCGGGCTTGCGGCGGGCGTGACGTTCTCATCGATCGCCGGTGCGCCTTTGATGGCTTCGCCGACGAATTGCCCGTTTTGGGATACACGAATTTGAACTGCCATGGGGGTGCGACCTCTACACCCACATCAGTAGCCATAATTAACCAAAGAAGTCAAGTTCAGACAAGACCATCCAGATCGTCGGTGATGTCGTCCACTCCGTATCGGTCATCCGCCTCGAAATCCTGCATCACGTCCCCGGTGAGACTGCCGAACAGGTATTCGATGTGAGCCCGGCACACCGGGAGCGGCGGCAGAACGATACATTCGGCCATTCCCTTCTCACTGGCGTCCACTTCCAAGAAGTCCAGACCCTCCGGAAGTTTCATCCGGCGCTTGCTCTCCGTCGTCTCCGGGAACATGAACTGGATGGCGGTCAGGAAACGCGACTTGAAGTCGAACAGCAATTCACCCTTGAGACGTTCACCCATGAATAGTTTCATTGAGTTACGCAATGCAGTGACGGGCACTGCAATAGGACGTGTTTCCCAATTCGAGATGACGCCCTTGGTGGCCCGGTAGGTCGGCGAGGGGTCGAACATCATCGGCATCGATTCGTTAACGATGCGCTCGATCCACCATTCGGCGCGGTCGCCGTACTCGATACGGACTTGGCGGCGCAGCGCCGACGATGTGACGCGATCGCGTTCCGGTTCGAAGTCGCCGATCTCGTGGTGCATCAGGTCAAAGAACATCGCCTGAATGCCATCGGTGTGGGGGCGAGCCCGTGTGCCGTACAGGTCTTCATGCGCCTTCTCATAGATCGAGTTGGGCTTGCGGATGTTCATCTTCGCGTCGGTCACAACATACCGGCGCTCGCCTTGCGTGGCGGCAACGACGTGCTGATCGTTGGACGCGATCATGAACTTCAGGTGGTTCTTGATCGTGGCCTGCGGCATGTACTTCTCTTCGACGCGGATCGTCGGCGAGTTGATACGCTGCTTCACCTTGCCGTCGATAGACTTGTCACCGGCGAAGAGAGCTTCGTCGAGGAACAACGCCAGCGTCGATGACATCTGGTTGTTGAAGCGTCCGAACACGTCATCCTTCTCATCCGTCGTCAGGCCGTGCTTGCCGAACATATCGCGCCATGCGTTGGCGAACATCGACTTGCCAAGACCCTTGTCGCCCTGCATCACGAACGCGACGCGTTGCGCACCGGCGGGATGCTGGACAGAGTACGCCATCCACTTCATGACGTAGTCGTACATCTCTTTGTCACGGTCGCAGATGTTCTCGAAAAAGATTTCCTTCAGCCGGTCCCAGCTTCCGTTGCCACGGAAGTCCGGATCGAACGGCCAGCCTCGCCACATATTGTAGTAAAGGCCTGTGGGAGTGGAGAATTCGGGATCACTACCCGGTGCGAAATCGACGCCCATGTATTCGCGGCGCTGGGGATGGCGACGCCAGAAGTCGAAGTGCGTCATCTCCATCTTCTTCTCGCCGCCCGCTTGCGCGACAGAGGTGATCAGCGAACGGTTCGCGTACATCTCGATCATGGCGCTACGCTTACGGAACACTGGGATAACGGTGCCGGACAGAGAGTGATATGTGTTGCCCATATAGAAGGGCTCGGTCGTCATGAGCACGAGCGCGTGCTCATCATTCATCGCCTTGACGATCTTCGCCTCAAGGCTTTCAGGCATGATCTCGCCTTCCAGCTCTTGGGCTGTGATGTCATCGAGATCGGTCGCGAACATCACGCTCGCGCTTTCCGTCGGCCATTTGGTACGCGGGATATTGAGCTGGCCAAGCACTTTGAATACGAGGCCTGTCTTCAGGCTGTCCACCTTCGGCGTGAGACTGTCCCAGCGCTTGCGGATGATCTCGTCTTGATCCGAATAGTTCGGATCGCTGATCGACCAGTCAGTGAATTCTTCACGCCCCGTGCCGCCTGTCATCCAGTGGCACGCCATCATGAACTGTTCCCATGATGGGTCTGACCCCGACCGGAATGTCTCCGGCGGAATCAGAGCGAGCGTGTCTGCAAGCTGGAAAGACGAAAACCGACCAAAGCTCTCTTCACCGGCTTGCTTGACATAATCTGGGGGATCGATGTGCTTGAAAAGCTCCATGAGCTTCGCGGGCGCTTCGATCGTGTTGATAAGCGCGAACGATTGGTCGCCCGGCTTGTAATAGTTGCCCGGTTCAATGCCTTCCTTCTCATCGCCGGGATGGATAGACCCCATGGCGACGACGTAGCGGCGAGCCCCGTGCTTGAATTCAACGCCGGGATATTCCTTGATCTGTTCGCGACCACGGAAGTCCTTCGGTATCTTGAGATAGATGTGAAGACCACGTCCACCCGTTTCGACGAATGCGTATTGGCCGTGCTGAATGCCAAGGTCTGCAAGAAGCCTATCAATGCTTCGCTGACCGACTACGTTGCGCATACGGAGAACATCGTTGTGGACGTTCTCTTCCTTCAGTTTCATCATGACTGGATCGCGACGTGGGTCATAATCGAGAACGCCCCATCCGTCGCCTAGACGGAAGCCGACGTTTTTGCCGCCCTCCATCCAATTAACCATATCATTGAATTCGAACTCTTCATTCGTCCAATCCTTAACGGACGGCGTCTTGCCCAACGGCTTGCCCTGCTTCGACAGCGAGCGCCAGTGGCAGAGCGGAATGAGTCGGTTGCCAAGCGGGGCGTATTGTTTAAGCCACTTCGCATTAGGAACGGGTTCGGTCATGTGTTCTCACGCTTTGGTCGATCGCCTTCTTACGTCCGGGTACGGATCAAGTCAACCACAAAAAAGTTGTTGACCCCATGGCACGTCTCTGGCATTAGACGTTCGAGCGCATCAGAAAAGGATCAACGCCCTCATGAACACCCTCCATATTTCCACTGCGGGGCCGGAAGTCGCTTCCGCTCTTGCCGTACTCGGTGCGTCGCAACCGAACGCCGAATTCACTCTCACGATCAACGGCGGCAATCTCGCCGCTCTTCTCGCTGGTGCCGCCATCGCCGGTGCGCCCGCTGTGGTTAACGCCCCGATGACTGCGGTCGCCCCCGTCTTCGCCAAGCCCGCTGTTGTCGCGCCGACGACTGAAGGCGTCCTGCCGGGTTCCATGTCCGTCGAGATGGGCAAGCGCATCCGTCGTACGAAGGAAGAGAACGCCGCTGGCCTGACCATCGAAGAAGCCGAAGCGTTCCGCGCGTCCGGCCAGACCGATGCCATGGCGTTCAAGGCGGCGCTCGATGGCAATGCTCCGTCGTCTGAAGCGGCTGATGCCACCGGCGGCGTAGTCGCTACGGCCCCCACCTCGGCTCCGGAAGCCCCGGCACCGGCACCGACTTCGCCCGTCACTGAATCCGGTCCGGTCACCGAAGCTGATCTGCGCACCGCCGCAGCGGCGGCTGTCGGCGCTGGCAAGAAAGCCGAAGTCATGAAGATCGCGACTGACGCTGGCGTGAAGAAGTGGAGCGAGCTGGACCCGTCCAAGTACGGCGAAGTCCTGACCGCTCTGACGGCGCTGATGGTCGTCGGCTAATTCTACCTGTTGCGCTCAGTTACACTACAGGAATGGTTCCTGTAGTGTAACCGCGCCCGCCAAGGACATTCTCATGATCTCTCGTCAAGTCCAACGCTACGAAGTCCGCAAAGCCGCGAAGGCCTTTAGGCTTAAAGGACCGTCAGGCCAACGCCCGAACCGCTTCTTCGGCCAGACCGAAATGGACCCGGTCGGCTTCCTCCAGACGCGCGCCCATGTGCGCAAGCACTTCCACCAGCTCAAGGCGCAGATGCGGCGCATGGCTCGTAAGATCGACTACAACTGGCCGCTCGTCGGCGAGAAGTTCGACGACAAGGGCAATCGCATTCCGTTCCGTGTTCTGCACGAAACGAAAGGCTGGCAGTCGGCGAGGATCGCCTAATGGAAGAGGTAGGCACAGCACTTGCAATAAGTCCTTCGGGGCGGCGCGTGCCTATCGCTTTCCTTCAGGTTGGCGATAAGGTTCGGGCGTACCGGATAAAGGACGGCCAATACGCCAACTGGGAAATCGCTGTTGGCATCAATTTCAATTCAAAAGCCGAAGCCGTCGAACATCTCGAACGCAAAGGCTGGTCCGTGGAGATCGACGAATGAGTCACGTGTCCGTCTGCAAGAACGTGATCGCCGCCAACAACAAGCGCGGTTGGGTTGACCCCGATCCTGCTATCCGCATCTCGAACACGAAGAGCGGCAAGGCGATTGCCCGCGGCCACACTGTCGCGATCAAGGACAAGGCTGGCAACATAGTTGCACGCATCGTCACGACGCAGGACGGAACGCCTGTGATCAAATGCGGTGCCAAGGTCGGCATCATCACCGAGTACCCAGTCGAGGTTCTGTAATGACTGCCCACGCAATTCTCGGCGCGTCATCGTCTGAGCGCTGGATGAAGTGCGCGGCATCGGTCCCGATGTCCGCACCATTCCCCAACACCACGTCGTCCTACGCTGCCGAAGGCACCGTTGCGCACATGGTCTGCGAAGAGGCCACCAAGGCTGGCAAGAAAGCCTCGGCCTTCATCGGCATGTGGGGTGACGGCTCTGAGGCTCACAAGGACGAGCCCCTGTACGCCAAGCCGAAGAAGCGCACGAAGTTCGAATTCGAAGTCACGGATGAGATGGCTCGCGCCGTCCAAGTGTATCTTGACGCGATCAATGCCAAGGTCTTCGAACTGGAGCTGATGGGCCACACCGTTCAAGTCGGCGTCGAGACGGGCTTCTCGCTCGCCAAGGCAATGGGCCGGGACGATATGTTCGGCACAAACGACACGTCGGTATTCGTGCCGAAGGTTTATCTCGGCGTGTTCGACTATAAACATGGCCGCGGAAAGGTCGTGGAAGTCGAGGACAATCCGCAGCTCAAATACTACGCTCTCGGCAAGCTGATCGAAGTGTGCTGGAACGACTTGCTCGGCGGATTCGATGAAGACCTGATGCCGGAAGAGATCGAGCTGTTCGTCGGCCAGCCCCGCGCGCCTCACGCTGATGGCCCGGTGCGCCCGTGGAAGATCGACCCGACTGCACTGATCGAGGACTTTGTCGCTGAGCTGAAAGAAGCTGCGACCAAAGTCGATGCGATGAACGCCATCCGTGATGCGGCTCTCGCTGCCAAGCAAGAGCCTGCTTACCCGGAGGACGCATTCGCCGTCGGCGACTGGTGCGGCTTCTGCAAGGCCAAGATCGTGTGCCCCGCATTCCGCAAGGAAGCGCAACGCGCCATGACGAGCAACTTCGCCGACGACGGCTTGTCCATTGAAGAGCTGGGCGATCTGGCGGCTGAAGCAACGAAAGACATGGTCACCAAGACCGGCAAGAACAAAGGCGCTCCGTCGGCCAAGCCGATCAACGAGTGGACGAGATCGAAGGCCAATGAGATGGCCAAGCTTGTCGCCCATACGAACAGCCCCGATACGATCAAGCGCCTCTTGAATGCTGCCGACCTGATCGAGCAATTCGCCAAGGCCGTTCGGCTTCAGGCGTACAACATGGTCAGCCAAGGCGTCGATCTGCCGGACTACAAATTGGTGCGTCAGGCGACCAAGCGTCGCTGGGCTGGTGACCAGTCCGAGATCGCTGATACTCTCGGCCTCTTCTTCGATGACGAGGAAGTCTTGTTCGAGCCGCGCAAGCTGAAAAGCTTCACGGATATCGAAGAGATGAATCCGGAAGCGGCGAAGCTGGTCAAGGGGTTGACCGAACGTCCGGACGGTGCTCTTGTGCTGGTCAAATCGACCGACAAGCGCGAAGCCGTGAAGGCCTCCGCATCGGATGCTTTCGAAGGCGATGAACTGGATGTCACCGAGTTGGAATAACTGCGACGAACCCGAGAACCAACTGTGGAAGGCGAAGGTCTTCCGAATGTTGTGCGATGCCCTCGGATTTGTCGGCGCAGGCATGAAGGTCAAGGACAAGCACAAGTGCGTGACGGAAGCGCGCTTGTGGTTCTACGACAAGAAGTACAAAGGCGAGTTTGAAGCGACGTGTGAGGCCGCTGGATATGAGCCCGAACAGGTGCGAGCTGCGGCGCGCAAACTGATCATGGCGAAGCAGTCCGGCGACCACTCCAATGTCCCCGATTACTGGCGCAAAGCATTCAAGGATGGACGTATGCCTTCCCTGACTGCCTATAATGCCGCACTTGCCAATTCGGAAGAAGACGAGTAAGAACTACCTATCGCTGTCCAATGTCGTTCAGCGAGCATCACTGCCAAGGAAGGCACAAACTATGACTACTCAAACCAAACCCCTGAACGAAATCGTCACGTCCCCCATCGTGACCGCCTCTTTCATCAGCGTCGATAAGGCTCGTCCTGACGACAACGGTGTCCTGAAGTTCAGCTCCACCTTCATCTTCGACCCGAAGAAGCTGTCGGCCTCCGATCAGAAGCGGCTCGCCGCCATGAAGGAGATCGCCAAGAAAACTCTCGTGGCGAAGTTCGGCCCGGAATGCCTCGACGCGAGCGGCAATCCGAAGGGGAACTACAAGTGGCCGTTCCGCGACGCCGCTGACCTGTCGAAACACAAGGGCTTCGAAGCTGGGAAGATTTTCTTCCGCGCTTCCACCGAACAGAAGCCCTCGCTCGGCAAGTACGTCGTCGAGAACGGCGTCGCCAAGGTCGTTGACGTGGATGACACGTCGATGTTCTACAGCGGCGCTCAAGTCCAAGCCAAGCTGAACTGCTTCGCTTACGACGCCAAGGGCAACAAGGGTGTCAGCTTCGGCCTGCGCTCTCTCGCATTCATCCGCGACGGCGAACGTCTCGGCGGCGGCAACGAGGACGCCTCGAAAGCGTTCTCCGGCGGCGCTGGCCTCGACGCTTCGGAACTCGGCTTCGAAGAAGCTGCGAACGAAGGCGGCGGCGGTCTGTTCTAGGCATAAAGGCGGGTCGCTCCCGCAATCCCCAGTGTGTAATGCCTCTGCCGTAATGTTTCGGTACGCAGCGTGTTGGTGAGGGCAATGTGGGCCGGAGGGGTTGTTCCCTCCGGCCTTCGCTTTTAGTAGGAGGACCAGTCCGATGAAGTTGAATGACTATCAGCGCGAGGCCAGTGGCACCGCTATCTATCCGGGGCGCATGAGCCCCCATGGCATGATGTACTGTGCCCTCAAGATGAACGGCGAATCGAGCGAGTTGCTGGATCACGTTTATGACGCGGTTACGATCGAGAAATTCAAGCCCGGCGAAGTCGGCTTGCGTCCTGACCGCCTCCATCTAATCGTCAAGGAAGTCGGCGACGTGGCGTGGTATCTTGCGGCCATGGCTGACGAACTCCAGACCAGCCTCCACGCCATCTACGGCGGCGAGCCTATACTGGTTGAAGACGGCGCGGGCACTCTCGCGCTGAACGCAATGAAGCTCGACTCATTCGTCGGCCAGATCGCCGAACAACTCGGCAAGGCGATGCGCGACGACGGCTACGGAATGGAATTCGATTACAAGCCCGGCGCGTTGCGTGTAGGCGAGAAGGGCAACGGCAAGTTCGCATCCGACAGCCTCACTGATCAGCGCCGTTCCATGATCATTGAAAACATGCACGGAGCGATGAACTCGCTCGTCTTAATCTGCGGAGAGCTGGACACATCACTACAGCTCGCTCTGGAGATCAACATCAAAAAGCTCGCTGCCCGGAAAGCCAAGGGCACGCTGAGCGGATCAGGTGACAACCGTTGAGCGCCCTTCATGAGCTGATTGGACTTCGCGATGATCTCCACAAGATCATCATCGGTGACCTTCTCCAGCACAACAAGAACGTGGTCGTCCACGATCCGTCGCGCGCTGGCGACACTGTCACTTTCCTCGCCCATGAGACAACTCTGGACGGCGTCATCGAAACAATCGCGTACACCATCGGAAGCGGAGATTATTCGCTTGACCTGAAGATGGTGAACGGTATGATGGCGACCATCGAAGTGCGCTCATACGCGCCGGAAATTTCACTTGAAGGACTTGTCTGATGGAAGACGAAATCAACGTCGATGCGATCGCCCTGAACCTTGGCGACAACGCCAAGAAGGCATTGCAGAATACAGTCGCCCGGATCGAACGTGTCCAAGAGGACATCGACGAACACAAGGCGGCGCAGAAAGACATCTACGCCGAAGCGAAGTCCATGGGTTATGACGTGAAGGCGCTCCGCAAGGTCGTCGCCCGTCGCAAGATGGACCGCCAAGAACGCGAAGAAGCGGACGCCATTCTCGAAACATACGAGACGGCGATCAACGGTCTGGAAGGCCTTGTCTAAGCACGTAACCCTCGACTTCGAAACCCGATCAGAAGTCGGTATCGATGTCGGCGCTTGGCGCTACGCTGGCGATCCCTCTACGGAGGTGATGATGCTGGCGTGGGCCATCGGCGACGCCATCGAAAATCCCGACATCTTCTGGGGGCCGACCATCGCTCAACCGGCGGTGCTGGGGGAGCCGTACAAGGTCGGTGAGCGCAAGGGCCAGCCCCGCGTGCTCGTCCCGGCCATTGAGGTGCCAACGCCAGAACTGGACACGCTGACCGGCTTGCCGGTTTGCCCGCCCGCGCTCGTCAAGGCGATCGCCGACGGTATGCTGTTCGAGGCTCACAACGCTGAGTTCGAACGTGCTGTGTGGACGTGCATCTGCGTACGTCGTTGGGGATGGCCCCAGATACCGTTGCGCCAGTGGCGATGCTCCGCAGCTAAAGGCGCAGCGTACGCTCTACCGCGCGATCTGGAGCGATTGGCGCGCGTCCTGAGTGTCAAGCATCAGAAAGACGTGGGCGAGGGTAGCGCTGCGCTCAAATCGCTCTACAAGCCCCGTGAGCCCACCAAGGATAACCCGCGGAAGTGGCCCGGTGACACGGCCACGTTCCTGCGGTGCGCCGACTATAACAAACAGGACGTGCGGGCGGAATACGATGTCTCGAAAGAGCTGCCCGATCTGATTCCATTCGAATGGGAAATCTGGTTCGTCGATCAAGAGCTGAACGAGCGCGGCGTCAAGATTGACATCGATCTCGCTGAAGCCGCTATGCGTCTCGCTGAAGATGCGAAGCACGTGATGAACACAGAGCTGCGCGACCTGATGCAAGACCCGACGGTCACCGGCGGATCGCGCGATCGCGTGAAAGAACACCTCGGCCTGATCTACAAAGAGTTCGATGACCTTCAAGGCGAGACGCTGGACAAGGCGCTGGAAGACCCGGAGATCAGCTCTCACGCGCTGCGCGTGATTGAGCTGGTGCGCGATATCAACCGCACGACCACGTCCAAGTACAAGAAGGCCGTCGCCCGTTGCCTTGAGGACCACTTCGCCCGCTCGAACCTCATGTACTGGGGAGCCCAAACCGGGCGCTGGAGCGGCAAGGGTCTACAGCTCCACAATCTCAAACGCCCCGGCAAGCCGCATCCGAAGTATGCGACGGCCAAGGGCAAGCTCGACATGGACAAGCTCGCCGCCGACATCAAACAGATGACGGTGAAAGAGCTGATGCTCTTGTCGAAGATGCCGATCAACTTCCTGTCGGACGTGATCCGCGGCCTGATCATCCCACGCGCCGGTTACGAACTGGCGGTCGGCGACTACGCGGCTGTCGAAGCGCGCGGCGTGATGTGGCTGGCGAACTGCCAGATCGCTCTCGATATCTTCGCGAGCGGCAAGGACATCTATCTCGACATCGCCATGGAGATTTATCGCCGCCATCTTACGAAGGCGGATGAGAAAGAACGCCAGCTAGGCAAGCAGGCGATCCTCGGTCTGGGCTATGGCATGGGAGCTGTGAAGTTCCTTGAGACGTGCGCGAAGTACAAAATCTTCTTCACCGAAGAGATGGCGCGAGCGCTGGTGCCGGAAGCTGACTGGAAGGAACTGGAAGAACTGTTCCGCGATGCCAAACAGGCGGCGATCTACGCGCCCGGCTATCTCATCACTGAAGAGACGTTACCCCCGCTGATCATGGCGAAGTACATCGTAGATCGCTATCGCGGCAAGTACGATGAAGTGAAGAAGACGTGGCGCGAAGTCGAGAACGCGGCTATCGAAGCTCTTCAGCGGGCAGAGAACAACGACAAGAGCTGGGTCGCTTGCTGTGACAAGAAGATTCACTGGAAGAAGGTCGGCAACTTCCTGTTCTGCCGTCTGCCTTCTGGCCGGTTGCTCTCGTACCCGTTCGCGCATCTGAAAAACGAGAAGACCAAGTTCCTCGACAAGAACGGCAATCCGGTCTACAAGCCGTCCATCCGCTACTTCGCCGTTGACGGCCTCACGAAGCAATGGGGTCCGACGCACACCTACGGCGGGGCACTGGTCGAAAACATCGTCCAAGCTATCTGCCGCGATCTCATGGCGTACGCGATGGTCATGTGCTTCCGCACTGGCAAATACCATCCGATCCTCACCGTACACGATGAGCTGATCGCCGAAGTGCTGTTGGGCCAAGGCGATGCGAAAGAGTTCGAAGGCATCATGGAACTGATGCCACCGTGGGCCGCAGGCTTCCCGCTGAAATCGGAAGCTGACATCCTGCACAGGTATCGCAAATGACGCCTGATCTCGCTGCACGTCGATTGCTCATGGCCGCGTTGCTGTACTATGAATTCAGCACGAACGTCATGAGCGACCACGAGTACGACGCTCTGGGTGTTTTCGTGAGAGACAACTTCAGCACGCTCAACGAGACATTGCGTTTCTGCATTGGCGAAGAATGGCCTATCGATGATGGATTGTCATGGACGGCGAGCGGTGCGAGTTTCAAGTACACCCGTCGCATGTTCTACGGCGCGCTCGCGTGGGCTGACCACGAAGGCCTTCGCGTAGACAATCGACGCGAGTGGGAGATGGTTGACTTCGATCTGGAAACCGGAATAGAATACGATCAAGCAAGAGGCTGATGACCGTGAAGATTTATCTCGACGTGGATGACACGCTGGCGGACTTCCGTGGCCATTGCCTGACCAATGGAACGCCCGATTACGACAAGGGTTTCTACAACGAACCGATCGAAACGTGGACCCCGGACAACCACGCTGTCAACGCGATGCAGATCAAGCTGATGAAGCGTGAAGACTTCTGGATGGGCATCCCCGTGATGGAGGGAGCGCTCGATCTCGTAGCGACGGCGACCACACGCGCCGAAACGTACCTGTTGACCGCACTGCCTCGCGGCGACGACCACGCGATGCTGGAGATGGTCCGCCGCGCGAAGGTCGAGTATTGCAGACACTTCTTGCACTTTCCGACCAATCGGATCATTGTCTGTCATCGTCACGAAAAGGCCAACTATGCAACACGCGTTCACACTGATCAACGAAATCTCTTGGTGGATGATGCTCAACGCAACATCGCTGAGTGGACTGCCGCGGGCGGTCGTGGGATTGTGCATGGCTCTATCGCCCTTAGCGTCAGCATAATCAAAGGGCTTTTCGATAGGTGATTACGGAGCCTTCATACCGCTCAAAAACCAAGCCGTATAAGCACCAAGCTCGCGAGTTCGAAGAGAACCGGAACGAGCGCAAGCGTGCGATGGCGTGGTCAATGAGGACTGGAAAGACGAAGGCTATCTTCGATCTTGCCGACTACCTGCACCGTGGGCGTGACATCGAAGCGGTCATCGTCATCGCGCCCGATGGCGTCCAGACGAACTGGATCAAGCGGGAGCTTCCCGTCCACTTCGCTGGTGTGTCTTCCACCTTTATCTACAATCCCGCCGCCGCTGGCAATCAGGGCTACAAAGCCCGGTTCGCACAGACGATGACGAGCAAGGTCTATAACGGTCGTCTCCAGATATTCGCCATCGGAACGGACAGCATCCGCACCGAGAACGGCAAGAAGTATCTGACTGAGATGATCCGTGCGCGCCAAGGCCGCGTGCTTCTAGTGATCGATGAATGCCATATGTTCGGATCGCCTTCATCGTCGCGAGGCCGCGTCGCTCGCGCGCTGGGCAAGGGATGCAACTGGATTCGGATCATGTCTGGATCGATTGGCGGTAACACGCCGCTGCGCATCTGGGGCCAGTACGAAATCCTCGAACCCGGCGCGCTGGGATTCAAGACCCATGGCGCGTTCAAGGCGCACATCGCGACTGAGGTAACGCGCCGGACGCGCGACGGTCGCAACTATCAGGAGATCACCGGGTACAAGAACCTCGACGACCTAGCTATGCGTCAATCCAAATTCACGTCCATTGTGCGACGGGAAGATTGCGACGACATGCCGAAGCTCAATCGCATCCGGCGCGTGGTCGTGATGACCGATAAGCAGAAGGCGCTCTACAAGAAAGTCGAGAAGGAAGGCTTGCTCAACGAGTACGAAGTCAGCGGCGCTGGTCTTCTGAGCAAGCTCGCGCAGATCGCGGGCGGTTGGTATTATGATGAGCATAGCATCGCGCATGACATCATAGACCCCGGCCATAATCCGCTCGTCCAAGCGATCCTCAACGAAGTGTCCGAGGGGCGCTCGCCGGTCACCAAGGAAGACGGCCCGACCACTGGCGAGATCAAGCGCAAGAAGTATATCATCTGGGCCAACTACACCCACGATCTCGAACTCATGTCCGCTGCGCTGAAGAAGGCGGACATCCCTCACGTGACGTACTTCGGCACGGGGATGAGCAAGGAAGAGAAGCAGTCGGCGATCGACAGCTTCATGAACAATCCCGAGATCGCGGTGTTCATCGGTCAACCGAAGAGCGGCGGTATCGGTCTGAACCTGTCCGCCGCCGATGTCATTATCTGGATGTCGCACACGTTCGACATCGTCGTTCGCGAACAGGCTGACGAGCGCGCGACCAAGGTCGGCGGTAAGACCATCGACATCATCGACTTTGAAGTCGAGAATTCAGTGTTTGGGTACATCCTTGAGGCACAAGAATTCAAGATCGATATTCGTGAACAAGTGGCCGGGCTTGGTCTGAAAACGATCATCGAAATGCGCGGCCTGATTTGAAATAGTTGTTGACGCCGTCGCGAGGCCGCGTTAACCATTCCCCAAGCAAGAAGGAAGACCACATGACCCACATCGTCGGCATCACGGGTTTCATCGGATCGGGCAAGGACACTGCCGCCGAATACCTCATCCAGAATTACGGCTTCAAGGGCGTGAAATTCGCCGATGGCCTGAAGGACATGATGCGCGCGATCGGCATCACCACTGAAGAGCTGGAGGACCGCAAGCTCAAGGAAGAGCCACACCCGCTTCTCTGCGGTCGCTCGCCCCGCTACGCCATGCAGAAGCTTGGCACCGAATGGGGCCGCAACCTGATCGCTGATGAGATGTGGACGAGCCTGTGGGCCGCGCGCTGCAACGGCAAGCGCCTCGTGGTCACCGCCGACATGCGCTTCTTCAACGAAGCCGCTATCGTCGAGAAGAACAACGGCATCCTCATCCGTATCCGCCGCCCGGCCACTGATCCGCATCCCTCGACGTGGGCGGACCTTCACCCGAGCGAGCGCGACATCCCTAATCTCCCCGTCCACTATGAAGTCGAGAACAGCGGTACGATCACCGAACTGTGCAAGACGGTGTACGGCCTCGCATTCCACAAACCGCAGTAAGGGCTCACATGGCTATCGACGCAGGACTATGGGCATGGATTCAGCCCGTCTGGAAAACAATCAAGGGCTTGCACGTCGAACGTGTCGAGAACACTGTCGCGTCCGGCACGCCCGACGTTGACGGATGCTATCAATCGTCGGCGTTCAAGATCGAACTGAAGCGCGGCGTCACGTTCAAGACGAACGATGAAGTCGAGATCACCTTCCGCAAGTCACAGCCCGGCTGGTTGAAGTCGCGCTGGAACGCGGGCGGCAACGCTTGGGTCTTGATCAAAACCGGGATGGCGGCTAAGATGAAAGTCTACCTCATCCGTGGATGCGACATCGGGAAGCTTCGTACAGTCGGCGAAAAGTCGATCTGGCGGACCAACGAGCGGCATCTGTCGGATATTTCCGTCATCGCACCGAACGCAAAACCCGAAGATATTCTGCGGGCCGCGGCGGGCATCAGCTTCTAAGGAACTACTTCATCATGCAGAACGACATCACCTCCGTTGAACTTCCAACGGACTACCAAGCTTTTATTCACAAGTCGCGATACGCCCGGTATCTCGATGACAAGAAACGTCGGGAGAGCTGGGGTGAGACGGTCGTCCGCTACATGGAGTACATGGTCACCCATCTGCACAAGCAGCATGGCTATACCGCCGACCCGTTCACCGTTGCGGAGATTACCGGCGCTATTCTCCGCTTGGAGATCATGCCGTCGATGCGGGCTCTGATGACCGCTGGCGAAGCGCTTGATCGCGACCACATTGCAGGCTTCAATTGCTCGTACATCGCCGTCGATCATCCGCGCGCCTTCGACGAAATCCTCTACATCCTCATGTGCGGCACCGGCGTCGGCTTCTCCGTCGAGCGCCAGCATGTCAGCAAGCTCCCCGCCGTGCCGGAGGAATTCCATCCCGCCGGTTACGCGATCAAAGTCGGCGACAGCAAGCTTGGCTGGGCCAAGGCCTATAAGCAGCTCATCGCCGCGCTCTGGGCAGGCGAGATACCTGAATGGGATGACAGCGGCGTACGCCCGGCTGGAGCCCGTCTGAAGACATTCGGCGGTCGCGCCTCCGGCCCCGCTCCGCTGCGCCGCCTGTACGACTTCACCGTCGCCATGTTCAAGAACGCCGCCGGTCGCCAGCTCGAAAGCATCGAAGTCCACGACATCGTCTGCTATATCGCTGACGTGGTCGTCGTTGGGGGCGTCCGCCGGTCGGCCCTGATCTCGCTCTCTAACCTGTCCGACCTTCGTATGCGCGAAGCCAAGTCTGGCGCATGGTGGGAGAAAACTGGTCACCGCCAGCTCGCCAACAACTCCGTCGCCTATAAGGACAAGCCTGAGATGGCTCTGTTCATGGACGAGTGGATGGCCCTCTATAAGTCGAAGAGCGGCGAGCGCGGCATCTTCAACCGTGCGGCGGCGAAGGCCAAGTGCCGTGAGACTGGACGCGATGAGAAGCATGAGTTCGGCACGAACCCGTGCGGCGAGATCATCCTGCGTTCCATGGGCTTCTGCAACCTGACTGAAGTGGTCGCCCGCGCCGATGACACGACTGCCTCTCTGGCACGTAAGGTCCGCCTCGCGACCATCCTTGGCACGTGGCAATCGACGCTGACGAACTACCGCTACATCCGGAAGAAGTGGCAGGAGAATGCTGAAGAAGAGCGCCTGTTGGGCGTGAGCTTCACCGGCATCCACGACTGCCCTGTCCTGTGCGGTGCCGACGGCGGTGATGAGATGGTTGGTCTTGACCAGCGTCTCGCCTTCTTCCGCAATACAGCGCGCGACACCAACAAGGCTGAAGCCGCGGCGATCGGGATCAATGCCTCTGCCGCCATTACGTGCGTGAAGCCGTCTGGGACCGTCTCCCAGCTCGTTGACAGCGCGTCTGGCATCCATGAGCGGCATTCCGAATACTACGTCAGGCGCGTCCGCAATGATGCCAAAGACCCGCTGACGAAGTTCATGTTCGACAAGAACTTCATGATGGAAGCCGACCAGATGAACCCCGCCGCCATGGTGATCGAATTCCCGATCAAATCACCGGCGGCGGACAAGCCGAAGATGACGGCCATCGAACAGCTCGAATTCTGGAAGACGTACGCTGTCCACTGGTGCGACCACAATCCTTCGACGACGGTTTATATCCGGGAAGACGAATGGCTGGCGGTCGGCGCTTGGGTCTACAAGAACTTCGACATCTGCGGCGGGCTGAGCTTCCTGCCCCATGATGGCGGGACTTACAAGCAAATGCCTTACGAATCGATCACCAAGGCCAAGTATGACGCACTGGTAAGTCAACAGCCGGTCGGCGTGGTCTGGAACGACATGATCGAGGAAGATGACATGACTGTCGGCTCGCAAGAGCTGGCGTGCTCTGGCGGGTCTTGCGAAATCCGCTAATCCGTTCTATGGTTAACGCGCTGCGACTGGTCCTCGTAGCCCTTGCGCTCGCCCCTCTGGCCCCGGTCGGAGGGGCGTTTCGCGTTTAGGGCTTGACGGTCTGGCACGCGTTATGCTTCCATTCGTTCATGAAAAATAAACGCAATCCGCCGCTGTCTTTCGCGTCCCAGTATGAAATCCTCCGTCCAGAGGATAGGGTCATCCTGTTCGCAATCATGGACAATGTCCGTGAGGGCAAGCGGTGCGTGATTCGGAACCGGGCGATGGATAACGCCTCGATCATCCTGTCCTATGCCGGGCTGATCCGGGTCGGCCAAGAGATCGGTCAACAGCCGGTCATATACGCGATCACGGCGCGCGGCGTGAAGTTCCACCAGTATATGCAGCAGAAGACCACCCCACAAGCGCAGATGGCGGCGTTGCCACCGTCACACCCGCTGCGGACGCTACCGCCCTCACAGGCCGCGTAGGGCTCACTAACAGTCGATTTGGATGCTAACATCGGCGATGTTACAATACGTCGGCACTGTTAGATAAATGCCGACGTTTCGTATCAGCGCTGCTTGAACCCGGCCCACGGCTTGCCATTCCAGATCGTCACCATCGCGCGCTTGCCGTTGGCATATGTCACGATGAAGCTGTGGGACCAGTTGGACGGGCCTTTATTGTACCCCTGATCGAGCGCGCCCATCACGCCAGCCCACCATGCACCGAGCATGATGACACAGCCATGGATGTGGCCGTAGTTCGCCTTGCGTCCGATCTTGGACAGGTTCGCCGTGCCACCGCGCGCCCCGTTCGAGCCGCGATGCCCGTGATTGCCGCACTCGATACCACCACCGAACTCCCTTGCGATGACGAAGCTCTCGTCCTCCCGCAAGAAGCGGGCCTTGGTGTCGCAGAACTGATTCAGCGCGTATTCGAGAAGGTGGAAGTCATCGTCGCCGCGCGCGATCGCCTCGTACTTGGCGAGCTGGAGCTTCAGGAAGTACAGGGCGTTCGGCGGGTCGGTCTTATAGTCGGCCTCACGAAGCCACCGCTCCAGAGCTTCATCGTGGTTGCTATCGACGACCACTGTCTCGCACCACGGGCGGTACACTTCATCGGCGAGGAAGTGAGCGCACTCGCGCGTCTCGTCTTCCACCTTATCCTTGCCCCGGACGTACTTGTCGTACATCTGGTGGGCATCTTTCATGTCGTGGTGCGACCGGCGATCCATGTCGAACAGATCGTGCTCGAACTCATAGGCCGGGCGCAATTGATCCTTGATCCCGTTCTTGCCCCAGAACAGGGTCTTCATCCACTGTTCGAGTTTCGCATGGTGGATGTCGCCGGGGTTCAGGGCGAGCACGATATTGGGGTCAACCTTGGTCGGCTTGATCGTGCGGACCTTGCCGTCGGCGACCACTTTGTTCAGGTCTTGGAAGTTGCCGTCGTCATCAGCGGAGAGCTGGCGAACGAACCAGTCGCCGTCGCTATCCACTTCGACGATCAGAGCGGCGAAGCTGTGGTGGAATTCGGCTTTGAGCCCGGCGTCCTTGTGGATGTAATTCTTCAGCGTCAGAGCGCCGGTAGAGTACATGAACTTGGTCGGCTCGTGCTTGCTGGACGCGATAGACTGGAGAGCGACCTTGGCGTGCGGGATGATGCCAGACTTGCGTCCAGTGTACGTCTCATAGCCTGTAAGGGGATGGACCTTGGTCGGGAGGATGTTCGTCTCGCCGCACCACGCGAGGCCGGGAGCAAGCTCCACGCGGCGATCGACGATGAAGGGGACAATGCGCGGGTCGTACCAGAGCTTGTCTTGGTGTTCGACCTTGGTGCCTTTCTTGACGGACATCTCGCCGAAGGCATTGTGGTTGTAGGTGAAGGTGGAGATCATGATCTCCGCGCCAAGGTCGTCGGCATACGATTCAAGGTTGGCCCACAAGCCGTCGTGGATCGCGGTGTTGTTCTGGGCGCTGGTGACGATGTACCGGCTGATATTGGAGCCCTTGGGGAGCGCCTTCTTCTCGATCTTGACCTTGCCCTCTTTCGATCCGCCCCACATGGGCTTGACCTTCAGATCGGACGATTGGGCTAGACGTTCGCGGATCGCGCGCCGGGACACGCCCATGATCTCTGCGACTTTATCGGTTGAGCCGTGTTGGTCCATCAGCGCGCGAGTTTCACTCAGAACGCGCAGGTTCGTCGTCGATCCCAATGTCGGCTCCCATATGACTTCGGCGCACCATGACTGCGTCAAAGTCGCAAGTCAATAGTTAATTGCCGTCGCGGGTCTTTTCCAGAACGAACACACGGGCCTTCAAATCGGCGATCTCGGTCGCGTAGTTGTTGTCACCCTGTTCGCTTATTTGCGCCTGAAGGTTCGATACCTTCTCGGTCAACGTGGCGACGCTAACTGTCAGGCCTTGCGTGGTCATAGCCATCCACGCACAGACCGCGCCGAGCGCGGCCATGATCATGGTCTGAAGGTGCCGCTCAACGAAGCTGGCGGATTGTTCAACTTCTTCGGACATTACGACCCCTCACGCTGGCGGTAGAAATCAAGTTGGACGACGGCTTCAGCGATCCACCGATATAGTTCGGCGATGTTCTCCATCAGCTTCTCGTGTTCCGATGCTGAGTAGATGACGACCACGTTGCCAGATTGCGGGATATCATTGGGCGCGGCGCGGAGATGCGCCGTCACTTCCTGAACTTCAATCGGGGCGGGTAGGGGAAGGACGGGCGACGCCGGGACCGGCAGAGGGGCCGGTGACACGCTCGAACATGCCGAACAGAGCAGCGATGCGCCGATTAAGAGCGGCTTCAGCACCCGAGGGATCATCAGTGAAATCATCTTCGATCTCCGCGGCCTTCAGGCCCTTCAAGGCGTCACGAACTTGGCCGCGGATTTGGATCGAAGACTGCCGGAGTTTTTCCAGATCGGATTCGAACTTTTCTTGGGCGACGACGAACTCGTCAATCCGGGTCGTTGCGGCTTTGTAATCCGCCTCGATCTGACCAACTTTCGCCTTCAGGTCCGCGTTTTCACGCTTGGTCCCTGTATAGTCGAAGTACCAGAAAGTGGCAAGCCCGATGAGCGCCATGACGGCCATCATTTGCAGGGCTTGGATCGGGTTCCCCTTGATCCATAAGCCGATATTGATAAGCCATAGTGGCATTGGGTTATTCCTTGGCCGGTGCCGCGACGGGCTCGTTGGTCTTTCCGAACTTCCGCTGGTTCGCATGGTCCCATGTGGCACCGAAAACGTAGGTGCCGGTCAGCATCGCGAGCGTCCAGAAGCCGTTGGTCAGGATGACTTCGCCGAGACTATCCCCAGCATACCCCAGAGCCGACCAGCCCATCAAAAGCATGATGAACGCCGTCACCGCGAACAGGTAACGACGCCGGAACAGCCAATGGTGTTTGTCATCCTTGGAAATCATGTCCGTGAGGTATCACGGAACGAAGGTTGAGATCAAGCCTTCGCATGGGGGCAGAGGGGCTGTCAGAGCCTCTGGGAGAGCCACGTAGGGGATATCTGGCCGTCCGGGCAGCGTCGCCCTCACCACCGGCACGCCCACGTCCCTGAGACGCTGGCAGAGGCCGGAGAGGCGCGGGCCGTAGCGGTCGGTATAGTACATCGGATTCGACGGCGTCTGATGCTTGTTATGGTAGTGGCTGGAGCCGTCCTCCGCGTAGCCGCTGTCATAGCCGAGCAGGACGATCCGGGAAGCGCCAAGGTGGAACGCCAGATTGACGGCCACGCAACCGCTGTCGATGCCCGCCAGATGCGTACGCTCATGGCAGAGCCCGGCATCCTTATCCCGGATCATCCGGCGGAAGTCGAGCCCCGGCGGGAACATGGACTTGCCCACGGTGACCTTGATCGACGGCGACGCATCGACGGCTTTCTGGTTCCACACATACCAGCGGCGGTCGGCGAACAGATGGTACTTGGCCCACGGCGCAATCTCGAACGACTGGTTTACCGATATGGTCGGAATGTGCCGGTAAGGCTCCAGATCGAAGCCCTTGAGCGATGGACCGCCACCGACACATATGACGGCCTTGCCGAGAAAATCCTCGTCAGGATTAGCGGCCCACAATTCCCTGCCGGGTCGGTCCATAGGCTTCGGCATCTTTCACCTTAGAAGAAGAAACGGCTGTCCACATAAACGCCGCTTCCACCAAAGCCAACGTCCGCGATTGACAGCGCCATGAACAGATACGCTGTCGCTGGCGCGGTCGTGTAGTTGAGCGTGAAGCCATCGCTGTCGAATGAGCTGAACTCACCGGCCAGCACGTCATCGAACGCCGCATCGCCAAGAGATATCAGACTTCCGTCCGCGTTGGAATAGCCTCGTGTGACAGAAGGGTCCACGTTGAACTGACTCTTCTGGACGTACATGCCCGTGTCACCGCCGGTCATGGTCATCGAGTTGTAATGGCTGGCGTTCGCTGCGTTCGGCCCGGACGGAGTATTGATCGTCGTGGAGCCACCGCCCGCCAGAACGAGTGCATCGGGCAAGAACCCTACGCCGGTATAAGCCTGCGTTCCCGTCGATGTTTTGGACAGGAAGTCGTCGAGCGAGAAGTTCAGGCCGGGAGCCTTGATTGCCAGAGACGACATGAGAATGCTCGACGCGCTCGACGATGGCGTGACACTGTACCCGCTCGCATCGAAGGTGCCGATGCTGACCGTCCATGTGATCGACGGCGACGTTCCGCCCTGAACGAATGACGCGAAGCAGTCATCGTGGACGCAATAGTTCTGGCGGTTGACCGTAGTCGTGCCGGAGCCATCTCGGTACGATGCGCAACGCTGCGTGTCGAGCCCATCGTTCAGCCCAATACCGAACGAGATAAGGCCGAAAGCTGCGGCGGAAGTCGAAAGCCCGGTTGCGGCCCGAGCGCAGTGCGCCGCGAACACGATGTCCGGTTCAAAGCCCGGCGCGGTGATGTCGATTGGCGACGTGCCGGTGCCTAGGTTGATCTCGCTGAGATAGGCTTCGCAGTCCGCGCCACCGAACACGATCATCGTGAATTCGCGCGTGAGACTGGTCGTGATCGGGACGTTCAAGAAGTTGAACTGGACGTTGTCAGCGGAGAACGAATTGACGTAGACTTCCCAGTCTTGACTGAAGACCGAGCCCGTATATAGAATGCGGTCATTGTGATAGTCGGTGTTCGAGCTTTGGACGCTGTTGGCGTCCTGTTGTACGCATCGGATCGCGTGCTGCGCGGTAGCGGTCGCGAAGCCGTAGCATGTATCGGGTCCGCGTGTAGTTCCGACAGTCGTTCCCGCAGTCCCGTTTGCCGCCTTGTGGCAGTTGGTCATGAGGATGATAGCCTTGGGCGTTTCGCCCCCAAGGTTCACCGGGATATTGAGCGCAGTGTTCTTGGCCGAAACCGAGAACGTGACGATGTCAAAGACGGCCATTAGTCGATGCTCGCGACCAGAGTAATAGCGATACCAGCCAGCGTCTCAAACGCGGCGGGCATCGTGAATGTCAGGCGGTCACCGGCCACGAAGCTGGTGAGCGTAGAATTGAAGTGCGCTGCGGCGATCGACGTGAAGAACTCGATGGTGCCGAACGGCGTGCCATTCTTCTTCACCGTGATCATGACATCGAATGACCCGGTGTGGACGGTGCCCGCATAAGCCCGTGAGCCAAGCAAGTCGGCGGGGAACGTCACGTCGCGCGTGAAGATGTACGTCAGCTCTTTGCTCTCGTCCACGCCCGCGCCAGTGACGAAAAGCGATACGAGATGTTCATTGCCCGCCGCGCCGCCGCTGACGCCGCTGATCTCGTCCGACCCGTCACAGTACAGCAGGAGGCCAGTGCCAATCGGCACATCGGCAGTGACAGTGAAAGCGCCTGCACGAATCGTCAGGATGCCGTTGGTGTTATTCTGGACGTAGAAGAGGCGTTGCGTGTTCGGGACCGTGACGGTCGTCGCGCCGAACGTGCCGGTGAAGACGTGCCGGAAGAAGTCGGTGAACTGGTCAGTCGTCAGGGTCGTCGCCGCAGTGATCGCCGCTGTACGCGTCGCCTGCATCGCTTCTTCCAGCGCGCGGATAGCCTCGTTGATCGTCACTTCCTTGTTGGATTGTGACTGAGAGACTTCGGGGATGCTGAGAATAGGGGTAGTCATTATCCGACCTCGACCGTGATTATGCGACCGAAGCCGCGCCCGACTGTTGCGCTCATTTGGTAGACCCCGACCTTGAGCGTGGCCGGGGTAGCCGTCAGTTGATCCGTCAGGACGTTGGCGGCGAGATAGTCAACCTGTGACACCGTCGAAGTCAACGTCCGGAGGACAGTTGTACCCGCGACGTTGTAGATGTCAATCTCGTAGGCTTCTGTGGCTTCGGACAGAGGGACATCGATCAAGTCCTCCATCTCACCGCCAATTCGTGTACGACGCTCCCAGTTGATGATGATGTCACCAACCGTATCAAGGAACGCAGTAACGTGATCCGGTGCATAGGGCTTCAGATCAGCACACGTGTAATTGCTCTGTTCGGCCAGCGTCTCGTTGACCAGAAGACCGCGCGTGACGACTTTATAGTATTGGTCGTCCGCAAGCGTCTGGGCGACGGGCTGGGCGAAGATGCCGTAGGTCGAAGCGTCATCGTCGAACGTGCCGTCCGACAGGAACACGATGCGGTCACCAGCCGCGGCGACCAGATTGGTGTCGGTGCCACGACGGCCACGGAGAAGCGAGTGAAGCTCCAGCGCTCGGTCGCTGACTTCGACGACTTCGGCGAAAGAGATCAGCTCGTACGTGCCATCCGCATGGCAGATCACGGCGCGGTTATACGGGCCGGAGATCATCGTCTCGTGAGAGATCGTGTACTCGGACGCGGCCAGATAGCCAGAGTTCATGAAGACATGCACGACGTTCGTGTTGTCCGTCACCCACGGGCTGTCGGGCGCGGCGAGCGCTTGCGTGAGGATGCCCCAGTTGGAGCGGTTGATACGCGCGTCCAATTGGTCATAGATCATGTTGTCGTACGAGCGATACAGGAACGCGCCCGGCCATGAGTTGGTTTCTGCGCCGTAGTCGGAGCCCGCCCAATAGCCGATGGACAGGTTATTGCTCGTGGGGACATCATCATCGTTCAGGAACGGGATGTCGAGCAGGAAAGGTTCAGACGGCGCAGACAGGTAGACCGGCGGATCGCTCCACTGGCCCGTCGCGCTCGTTGCGAACGACACGTACATGCCGGGCGATTGCTCGACACTATACGCCTTCATGGTGAAGTCCGCGCCGATGGACACGCGGTCAAGCATGATGTCGCTCGAATAGCCCGAGGGCTGTACGAACGTCAGAAGGTCGCCGGGCGTGTACACGAGCCACCGGGGCGGCAGACCGAACTCGTACGCGTTGCGCTCGATCCACGACGCGTACATCAGCTTCTCGACTTGCTGCTTGGCGTCAGCCGGATCGAGAGCGATGTCGATCGCGAAGTTCTCGGTGTTCGTCGAAGCCGTCGTCGCGATAGGATACTTCACGCGGCTCGCGCGCTGAATGCCCTTCTCGTAATCACGGATGCGATCCACATACTCGACTTCGTACGTCTGGGGGAGTGCGCTCTCTTCTTCGCGATTGCGCTTGAACACATCGCCCCGACCGCCGGACAGCATATCGTCCGTGGTCAGCGTGTCGAGCGACACTGTCTGACGTTCCTCGAAATAGATACGATGGTCGCGCTCGACCACGTTGATCTGGTAGAATTCCAGCAGCGGATCGAGATGCTTCTTGCCCTCATCCGTTTTCGAGATCAGATAGCCGGGGACGGGGATGTCGTCGATTGCGCTGACATCGAAGTCATATCCCTCGACCAAGCCACACTCGCTCGCAACTTTGCGCACGATGCTGGACAAAGACGAGCTGGTCTGATCGCCGAGGAAGAGTTGGATCGTCTGAAGCACATCCGGTCCAGAGGGGTTCTTCTCCCACATATAGATTTTGCTTGTGCTGTCATCGTACACCTGCTTGTCGATGTCAGCACTGATGCCGAAGTAGCCGTTATTGACGCCATCATATTCCGTGGAGATCACCCCATCGGCCAAATTGACGGCGCAGATTTGAGAGCCATTCGTAAAAGCCCAATGTCCGCCGGTGAGACGCGGGAAGAACATGCTGCTAGTTTCGTCGGAGAACACGCCGAAGGGGACTTCCGTCACCCACACGAGCCCGCTCGATTCAGTCCAAGCGAACATGCGGACAACGGACACGCTGTCCTTGACGCCTTCAACGAACCCGATGACACGACCATTGCCTTCGTCCCAGCCGAGCACGCTGGAAAGGCCCGTCGCCGAGAACGTGTCGAGATCGAACGCGGCGGGAAGCATCGTCGCGTAGTCAGTCTTGAACGTGCCGTCCGCGCCATCGCAGCGTACCATAGTGAGGACGCCGCCGGTCATGTAATACGCGAAGCCGAAGCGCGCGTCGCTCACACCAACAGGCGTGGCGAGAGACACTATGCCCCCGGTCGTGGAGATCGTGATATTCGCGAGCAGACCGACTTCGATGTCATGCGAGTTGATCGTGTACTCAATCGCGGAAAGAGCGCGGCCAACTGTGAACAGGCAACGCGTCGTGCTGCCCGGAGATTCGTAAAGCATCGGACCGCCGCGACGGGCGAGCAGGGGCTTGGTGTTGGTGTGATCGATATACTCAGCGTCGCCCGTGAACGAGTTGTGGCGGATGCCGCCGGTGCCGCGGAACGAGTAATGCTGATTGAATTCCATGTCGATGACGATAGGGCCATCATCCAGCGTCGAAGCGTACGACACTGAGCGGATAAGAGTGCCGTTAAGACCATACACGTCAAGGCTGACTTCGTTCGCGCCGTTGTTCTGCGTGTAGATGAGGCCGCGCTTGTAGTCGATCTGCAACGTACCGCGATCGCTGATCTCCGTCGCGACCGTCGTCTCCCCAATGCTGATGTTGGACCCGCCGACATCGAAGATGAATTCAGCGCGGACCTTCGGGATTTTGTTGTCGAACTGTTCGAGCTTCAGACGGTCGAACACGATGTAGCACATGCCGCGATAGGCGGGAGTGTTCGCCGCGCCTTCGATAGCGACGATGGTCGGGTCTTGTTCCTGATCTTCCGTGCCAAGATAGAGCTTGTACGGGATACGGCTTTCCTGTTGCTTGCGGAACTGATCCGAAAGAAGCTTGGCCCGGATGCCACGGAACAGAAGCGGCTCGTATTCCTGAATGACAGGGTCCGTGGTGTCGATGTTGGCACCATCATAGACCAGCAGATCGTCCATCCAGAGACGGACGAGCTTGGTCGCCGGGCCTTCGCCGAACCACACAGCGAACGACGCGAAATAGTCATACGTGGACGTGGTGACCTTCGTTCCGCCGATGCCGAGGATCGAGCCCTTTTTCTTGGACGAGCGCGTGACCCGTTCTTCAATGGGAGCGAACCAGAGGTTTTGGCCATCGACAATACGCGAGCCGAACACGTACGGGATGTTTTTCCCATACGATCCGCCACCGGCAAACTCTTCGACCTTGCCGATGTCGATGTTACGTTTCGCGCTGCCTAGCCTAAGTCCCATGGTTTATCCCGTTAGTTTGCTCTGGCACCGTAACGAGCGAAAACAGACGCCGGTGCGCGCGGTTGAACAGACGTAGCCGTTTTCATCTGGATCGTTTCTTCGATAGGCACGTCGGGCTCGCCGCGGAAGTTCTTCACGTTTCCAAGGGCAAAATTCGTCGATCCTGCGATCACGAACTTGTCCCGGCACGTCGGCTTCGTTTTGTCACATCCCGGAGAGATGCGCAACTGATCACCGGGCGCAAGGTCGAAAGCGAATGGCAGGAAACACTCTACAATGTTACCTGCATCCGTCCATGATTTGACTTCAATGGTTTTTCCGAGATTGGCCCCACTCTCAATAGTGATGGAGCCGTCGGCGAACCACGCGTCCACCGCCCGGCTCTCTGTCACAGTGATCGAGAAAGTCTTGCGGTCTGTGACAGTCGCCACCGTGGCGTGCCTCATGAACGCCTCGCGGGCCGTGAAGACCGCTGTGCCGTCCGTGGTGGGATTGCCTACGACAGTGTCATAGGTCGGCTGGGTGCCCGCCGTAGCGCCCGCCGTGGTGCATTCGTAGATACGGTTCTCGAACGATGTCTGGAACCCGTAGCCGCTGGCGTAGGTCGTGATCTCGGACAGGATGTCATCGAAGGCGATGTGGGCATACAGCTCAGCCGGGTCGCGCTGCATCCAGAGCGTGATTCGGAGCTTGCGCGACAGCGGCGGGATCGGCTTGTCGGAATAGGCTTGCTGGACCCACGTCTTCTGCGGGAAGAAGGTGATGAAGTCGGTGTCGAGCAAGACCGCCGTAACGTCGTCATTGTCGTCCAGCGTCTCGTACACGACGCGCCCCTTGGGGATGGCCGTGAGCGTGCCTGACAGGGCGCGAGCCCCGCCGGAGATCGTCGCCCGGCCCGTATCGATAAGATCGAGATCGAGGCCGACGATGGTGTCGAGATCGACTACCTGTTCGACTTGGTTGGTCGCGCCGTTCGTGTTGCCGCGAAGAAGCTGTGAACCCACGTACGGGCCAACGCCGTCGAGAGCCGTGTCACGCCGCACGAAGCCTTGGACGACCGTCCACTCCGCACCGAGAGCACTTTCAAAGCTGGGGTTTACGAACGGCACCGAGTAGGTCGTGATGCCCGAAGGGTCGGTCAGGACGCGCACGAAATCGCCGACGGCATATGTGCGGCCACGTTGAATGAGCGGCGGCTGGATGGGCGTCTTGCACTTCAGCGAACCGAGTTCGGTCCGGCACGTGGGCGAGGACTTGTTGCCGATGCGGTTGCGGAACGCTTCCGTGATCGAGCGGAACGTGGCGTTGAACAGGCCCTCTTGCGTATGCTCGAATTCGCCGAGCTTACCGCGCATGAGCGCGATAACGCCCTGCGTCGTATCGAGGTGGTTGACGATCCAGATGCGCAGCTCCGCGCCGTCGAACAGACCGTTGTCGATGTCCTGTTGGGTGATGCTGGCATCGTCGAAGAAGCCGCTGATATCCATGTTGTCGGACTTGAGCCCGAGCTGGGTGTCGATCGCGGTGCGCTGGTACGAGTTGACTGAGGAATACACTTCCCCGCCCACTGTGAGTGGCACATCGCAATCCGTCAGGCGGAACGTGACATTGTCCTGACGGATGATCTTCCACACAGTCGCGAGCGACGTGACTTCCTGATCAAGATGCGTTGCGAGGGCGACGGGGACTAGACGCATTATGCCAGCTCTTCTGGGCGAAGTTCAACGAGAGGAATGCCTTGCACCTGACCGGCTTCGACCCACTGAAGGGTGACATCGAGACTGTCCGTGTCGAAGCGGACCGGCACATCGAATTCGCCGGTGACTGTGATCGCCTGTCCGCCGGTCGGCGCGACGACGAACGTGATGACGCCGGTCGAATGGTTAATGGTGTAATGCGTAGTCAGGGTTTGCAAAACCCCGGCTTTGTAAACTTGAATGGTGCCGCTGACAGGCTTGTAGATGTTACGGACGTATGAGCCCCCAGCATCGCTGTACGTCTTGGTGATCTGGAACGCCGTCAGCACGCCGTTGCCGGTGCCGATGTTCTCTTCAGTGAGCGTATAGTCCGCCCAATCCTTGAAGCGGAAGCCGTACGCCCGGCCACGGCGGATGTAGAAGAAGTTCAGGATTTGGCGATAGAGCTGTTGCGAGCCGATGCCGTACGAGATGTCGTATGCGCAGCGCTGTTGCGCCCAATTGATGTTGCGCTGTTCCTTGCCCGAAGCGAGTTGGGATACGCCCGTGTTGAAGCCGGGGCCACCTTTGGCCCCGCGCTCAACGTCTACAGGAAGGCGCACGTCATGGAACGACATGGTTAATTATTCCTCGCGATGGCGCGCTCGACGACGCGAGCCGTGTCCTGTGCAACTTGACGGCCAGATGCGCGGAAGCCGTTGGCATCCGTGACGCCGTTCACGTTCTGGGTGAGGTTTAGCGTCAAACCGCCGCCCTGTCCAGAATTAAATCGGCCCGAGTTGATCGCTTCCAGCAGATCGGAGTTGCGGGCCGCGGCGTCCGCGCGCACGACGAATTCGCCGTTCGACAGTGCCGCGCTGACCGCGTCATCTCGCGGACCGCCGGGGCCGACAACGAAGCCCCCATCCTTCAGCGCCACGTCAGGGGCGACCGCGCCCTTGATCGAAGTCAGCAGTTGCAGACCGGACGCGCCGACTTGCGCCATGGCCGCGAGGTTGGCCGGGAAGGGCAACGACACGGACGCGTTCATGATAGCTTGGTTCAGCTTCACGAAGCCGTCCGCGATCGCAAACGCCTTGGACACGGCGAACAGCGTTTTGTAGACGCCCGAGCTTTCCTTCACGAAGCCTTTCGACAGCTCCGCGAGATCGCCGAACGCAGAAGATGCGTTCTGGAACTGGAGGCTTTGCGCAGCGAGTTCGATCTCCTGACGCTGCTTGGTATAGATTTCCGTCAGCGCCGTCTTCTGCGCTTCGAACTCTTCCTGTTGGATGAGTTCGTTCGACTGGAGTTCCGCCAGCAGGGTAAGGCGCGCGTTGAACTCATCCGTCAGCAGCTCTTGTTCCGCCGCGACCTTCGCGCCCGGATCGGAAGAGTTGTCGCCGAGGAATTTGTTCAGGTCTTTCTTGTCTTGGCCGAGTTCAGTGTCGCCCAAGAACTTCGTCTGTTGACCTTCAGTGATCGTGCCTTTGGCCACAAGCTCGTTAGTCGCAGCGAGCGTCGCTGCGTACTGGTTCGTCTTGCGCGTCAGGCTATCGAGGATGTTGTCCTTCTCGCGCTGCGTGTCGATGACTTCACGCTCAAGCCGGAGCGTTTCCGCAAGCTGGTCGATCTGGTCCTGCGTGGGGTCAATGCCATCTTTCAGAGTTTGCACCAGCAGGCGATATGCCTTGTAGTGATCGAGCGAAGATTGCGCAGCGTCCTTCTGGGCGATGTGCTCTTTGTTAAGCTCGTCCACTGCCTGCAAGCTGTACTTCTGGCGCAGCGCGCCGAACTCAGCCTGTTGAGCGCCGTTCTCTTTGAGCTTCTTCGCGATGTTTTCGTCGCCCTGAAGTTTGGCGTATTGCTCTTGAGCGCGCTTCAGCTCACGCAGCGATTCGACCGCGTTGTCCGAACCATCGCGGAGTTCTTTCATGCGGTCGGTGAAGCTGTCCAGACGACGCTGGTCGTTGGCGTTCAACTGGATTTCCACCGGCAGGGCTTCCTTGCCCCCGGCCACTTGATCCAGCGTATCCGAGACTTCCTGCGTTTCCGTCTTCAGCTTTTTCAGCGCTTCAGCCGAGCGCTGGCTGAACGCAACGATCGCGTTACCGGCTTTTGCACCAGCGACTTCGAACGGCGCGAACACCTTGTTGACCGTCTCGCTCAGCTTGTTGGCCGCGTCCGTGCCCGCAGTGATGGGGTCCACGAACTCGTTCTTGAACTTGTCGTTCTGCGAGCTGAAATCGACCTTGGCGATCTTTTCCGTTTCGCCCTTGAACACGTTGACCGCGTCGATCAGGAAGTTGACCAAGCCTTCGGCGGCGCTCGTGATCAGGTCGAACGCTGAGTCGAACGCGAGGAAGATGTCCTTGCCGACAGCAGCGAAGAAGCCGCCGATGAAAGCCGCGCCG